GAAATAACTAGGATGAACAATGAACGCATTATATGAAGAGATAGAATGTCTACCGGAAGAACTAGATGACGAATACGAGTATTATGAAATTGATGAAGCCGAGGGCAGAGTGTCCCTGTGCACTCTCGGCTCGATAAATTGGGGTGCATTTCGTAATCCAGAAGATATGCGACGAGCTGTTCGCATACTGCATCGCAGTTTGAACAATATTCTTGACTATCAGGACTTCTTGTCAATTCAGAGCAAGTTAAGCAATGATGAAATCCGCCCATTGGGAATTGGCATTACCAATGTTGCATACTGGCATGCCAAGCGCGGACTCAAGTATGGCGAAGCTGACGCATTAAAAGAAGTCAAGAGCTGGATGGAACATCAAACATTCTATCTTACAGAAATGAGTGTAGAGCTTGCTGAAGAGCGCGGCAAGTGTCTAGGCAGTGATCACACACGTTACGGTCAAGGTGTATTTCCTTGGGAACTGCGGGCCGACGGTGTCAATGAGTTGGCCGACTTTGCTCCCGAATTGGATTGGGAACCATTGCGTGCCAAGATGTTGGTACACGGCGTTCGCAATGCAACCAGTGGCGCAGTTGCTCCTGTTGAATCCAGCAGTGTTGTTATCAACAGTACCAATGGTATTGAAATGCCAATGAGCTTGATCAGCGTAAAAGAATCCAAGGCAGGCAGTTTGACACAAGTGGTTCCTGAATATCACAAGTTAAAAAACAAGTATCAGCTGATGTGGGAACAAACGGACTGCGCTGGCTATTTGAAAACAGCAGCAGTGATTGCTGCTTATGTTGATCAAAGCATCAGTACCAACACTTTTTACAATCCTGCACACTATGCGGATCGTAAAGTCCCTACCACATTGATTGCCAAGAACTTGATGCAGGCACACCTGTGGGGGTTGAAGACTTTTTACTACAGCTTGATCAACAAAGCAGGCAGTAAAGGACAAGATGAAGTTGCTGCACCACTGGAACTAATTGATTTTGATGACGAAGAATCATGCGAATCTTGTAAATTATAGTCATATTACGTGACAGTAATTACGGTAAGTAAACAGCTCCATTTATCAGTCATAGATGGACGCCGACACAACACAACATAACGAATGGAATAATACATAGCATGAGCAAAGCACAATACAATTTAACAACCAAAACAGACTACCTTAATCGCAAAATGTTTTTGGATCCGGCAGGACCAGTGACCGTTCAACGGTTTGAAGAAGTAAAATACAACAAGATTGTAAAATTTGAACAAGAAGCACGTGGGTTCTTTTGGATCCCGGAAGAAATTACGTTGACCAAGGACGCTGCCGACTTTAAAGAATCAAGCGACACTGTCAAGCACATCTTTACAAGTAATTTGCTACGCCAAACAGCGTTAGATAGTTTACAAGGCCGCGGCCCCACACAAGTGTTTACGCCCGTGTGCAGTATACCTGAACTTGAAGCACTGATGTACAACTGGGGTTTCTTTGAAACCAACATTCACAGTCGTAGTTACAGCCACATTATCCGAAACATTTATAATGTGCCAAAGGATGTGTTCAACACTATTCACGACACACAAGAGATTGTTGACATGGCATCAAGTGTAGGCACATATTACGATGCACTACATGTTATCAACTGTCGTAAAGAACTAGGCGAGAAGGTTTCTGAAAAAGAACACATCAAAGCAGTTTGGATGGCACTAAACGCAAGTTACGCACTAGAAGCATTCCGCTTTATGGTATCGTTTGCCACAAGTTTGGCAATGGTAGAAAACCGCATCTTCATGGGCAATGGCAACATCATTAGCTTGGTTTTACAAGACGAAATTTTGCACAAGGACTGGACAGCTTGGATAATTAATCAAGTAGTCAAAGAAGATCCGCGTTTTGCACAAGCCAAGGTAGAATGTGAAGCAGAAGTGTATGCCATGTTTGCTGACGTTATCCGTGAAGAAAAAGGATGGGCGGACTACTTGTTTAAATTTGGTCCTGTTATTGGACTGAATGCAACAATTTTAAAAGATTTTGTTGATTACACTGCTGTTGCTGCGCTTAAAGAAATTGGTATCAAGTATCAAGGTACTGCACCCAAGTCTACTCCTATTCCATGGTTTATGAAACATGTGGACACAAGCAAGAAGCAAACAGCATTGCAAGAAAATGAAAGCACCAATTATGTAATTGGAGTCATGAGTGACTCGTTAGATTACGATCTATTACCGGCATTATAACGGAGCACAAATGGTACTAACAACAGTATGGAGTAAGGACAATTGTTCTTACTGCGATCAAGCAAGAGCATTACTAACTCAAAGAAGAATTCAATTTGAAGAAAAAAAGATTGGGCATGGATACACAAAAGAACAACTGTTAGAAGAAGTTCCAACAGCTAGAACAGTGCCTCAAATTGTCATCAATGGCAAATCAATCGGCGGCTTCAATGAATTAAAACGATACATTGAAGAAAACGGCTTTACAGGCCACGGGTATTAAAAAGGAACAATATGTTAATTGACAAGGGCGTAACTGCCGGCAGCGTAGTGACATTCAAGTTGACCTCAGGCGAAGAGCTTGTGGCCAGGTTGATCGAAGACACAGACACTTATTACAAAATAGGTCGTCCAATGGTGATTGCAATGGGCGAACGAGGTCCAGGGCTGATGCCATATTTGTTCACTGTGAATCCAGAAAAAGAAATCAAACTAGCAAAAGGCACAGTCACAGTCTGCGAAGCCACAGACAAAGCATTTGCTGATCAGTTCCTTCAATCAACCACTAGTATTGCATTAGGGTAACCAACTGTTCTTTGTGCAATAAATACAATACATAAGAACGGAATACAATGCCATCAGTACAACGACAAGGTGATTCGAACTCAGCAGGCGGCGCAGCCACAAGTGGTGTAGCCTCTGTGCGAGTAAACGGAAACCCTGTTTGTGTTGATGGCACTAGTGTTGCTGCACATCAACCGTGGGGACCGCCACATCCCCCGCATGCTGCTGCCAGTACCGCAGGAGGAGGCTCTACTGTCAGAGCCGGCGGCATACCAATCAACAGAACCGGTGATACTGACACTTGCGGCCATTCCCGCGCAGGTGGCAGCCCGGATGTGAGAGTAGCATAATGGCTGCAGTACTAACTCCGCTGCAACTGCAAGCTGGTGCTGGCCTGTTGCAAAATCAAGGTATCCAAGTTCCCACAGCATTGACAACCGCTGTTGCCAACTATACATCTTTGCCTTTGTTGGCAAATTTAATTGCAACAATCAATGCGTCAGCTGCGCTTCCTCCCAGCACGCAAACATTATTGCAAACGTTTGCTGGCAGCAGTTGTCCAGCACTGGCAGACTCAATTGTGCCCGGGACAAATTCGGTTGTATCACCAACATTGACCAACCCAGGCATGGCTGGTATTATCACTCTGACTGCTACTGCTTACTTGGGCAACGGTGATGTTAGCAAGTTTGCCCAAACATTCAACACATCAGTTGGATATGCTGGCACAACAAACGTTTTTATCAACAGTGCTGTAAATGCCAACACTTACTTGGCCAACACATTTACCAGTGTAGATAGCTTGATAACAGGCGGATTAACAGATGTAAATTTGGCAACCCAAGCGATGGGCGATGATTTATTCCAAGCCGGTTATTGGATCAATTTAGCAAACCTAAATAACTTAGGATCGCCGCTGGCATTGATACAACAAATATCTCTGCAAGCCGGTACCATAAGCCCACTTATAGGACCACTTAGTGATGCTGGGATAAATGAAAATATCACATTAAATTTAACTGACACTGACTTGATTGTTACCGACAACGTGCAAAAAGTTATGTATCAAGCGCTGACAAAGATAACCGGGCCGGAGCTGGATCAAATACTACAAATACTAGGCATATGGACGCCTAACATCAATACTGCGGCAGATTTATTAAATCCAGCAGTAATGTTGCCCAACAGTTATTCAACACTGACAACTACCACTGCTGACGGACTGCGTGGAATTTATATAACAGATGAGCCAGGCACAGTTGTTGACAGAACCAGCATTAGTGATGCTGAGTTCCAGACTATATTGGATCAAGAGGAAGAAGCTCGTGTCGTTGAAAGACCATTGGCATGCGAGATCCGCCAAAGTGAAAACCCTGCTGTGGTTGCTGCATCTTTTACTAATAATTCAGTGACAATCAGCGACCCCACTACTGGCAACACAGGATCCGGTGCTGCCTTTACTGTAAATTCCAACTTGGAAGGTAAAATAGCAGACCATGGAATCAGTTATGAAAGATTAAACATTATAACCACTCCTGGACTAGCACTGGCCAACAAAGCATTTTCTACTGCGTTGTGTCAAGTTACAAATATTAGTCGCATGTTATTGCCACAATTGTCAGCTGCATTTTTAGCAGTAGAAACAACAAATGACTTGGGTAATATTTCAGCACAAACTCAAGCAGTTCCGCAAACAGATTTAGATTACTATAAAAACACTCTTGCTACGGGATCCGGAGACAATGGAACAATATTGATAACAGACATTCTAGGGACACTGACAGGAATAAACATAACCGATAACTTGAATAATTCCGTCACTGTGGTCAATTCGCTGTATGCTGCCGGCGAGCTAGATGATTTGATTACTATATATGATGATATGCTAGGAAATGTAGCGTCAGACACTGACATCTTAACTTTGATTGGTAATGCCCAGGTCGAGATAGGAAATATTATTGCCAACAATACGTCCAGCACCGGCGATCTCAACACATATTTTTCTACAATCAGTACACAAATAACCAAGGACGCTGGATTCCAAACCAAAGCTGGAGTAGATGTTGGTGCCACTATAGGTAGTCAAACATCTACACAAAGTTTTATATTTTCTTTACCAAATTATGGGTTTGATACCAAAGTGGGCGGCACTGCACAATACTTGGAAGACATAGCAACATCGGACACTTACGGCGAATCTATTATAGCTGTGTTAAGAGAAGGACGCGGCAGCGCTGGGCTGAGTGGATCCGGTGTAGGAACCGCTGCCAATGCTGTGCCTGCTGATCCAAATGAAATACCACCGCAGGCTCCGTTGATTCCTTCTATTGTGAGCGAAAGCCAAGCCCGAGCCAACATAGTTTACTAATCTGTTGCTAAAAAACAACAAAAATTACCCCACGATCTGGGGTTTTTTTGTGGCTAAAACGGTTGACCCATATTTCCCATTTTGCTATAATTATTACATAGCAAAGCAAAACAGGAGTTGAAAATGTCTAAGTTAACTGAATACACAATTGAAATCTACAAAGCAGACAAGCGTATCAAACGTGATGAGCGCTACGGCAAAAACAAGGCAGGCTTGCGTTTTATTAAAGTGATGGACTATGCTCCCAGCACCAAAGACTACATTGAGTGTCTTGCAGAAGACTTTCGTAGGGATGGCGTGGTAGCCAACGTGTTTGAAACTTTTGTGACCAGACAAAACTTAATGGGTGGCATAGAGTTTCAAGAGCGTTATGACACGCCCTACTACTGTAGCCCAAGCTCAGAAACTTACTGGAGCATGTAATACCCAAGTACTACAAACTTTTTGGTTGACGATAATTACCAAATTTGCTATAATATACACATAGCAAAGCAAAACAAGGAGTTCTAGATGGCATACGTATCCCAGGAAATGAAGGCAAAGTTAGCCCCTACTATCAAAGCAGTGCTGAAAAAGTACAAGATGAAAGGCAGCATCAGTGTTCGCAATCACATGAGTTTGGTTGTGACTGTCAAAGAAGGCGTCATCGACTTTGGCAAGGATTGCATTGATGTTAACCCTTACTGGATTCATGACCACTACGAAGGCAATGCCAAGGCGTTCCTGACAGAGTTGTTGGATGCAATGAAAGGTCCTGACTTCTTTGACGAAAGTGATGCAATGACAGACTACTTCCACCGTAGCCATTACCAGGACATCTGTATTGGCAAATGGAACAACCCCTACGCATTAGTGAAATAAGGAAACAATAATGGGACATCGAGTTATTGCAGACAAGAGCCAAATGGACATGATGCGAGTCAAGTACGGAGCCCGCAAAGGACTCGAAGGCCCTTTTAACTTCAGCGGTCGAGTGTTGTATTATGATCCAACAGAAGGTGCCTATTACGATCCTACCACGGACTGGTTTGTTGAGAGAGAGGAAATGGACATGATCCACGCTCGCTTGTTAGCAGTCCTTTCAGCTTGATATCAGGAGACCAATATGAACATACAACAAATCAACAGCACAATTATTTCTGGGCAACTTTCCAACAGTGATTTAGAAAGCATTGTGTCAGCGATCAAGTTTGCTCGCACTCAACTTACTCGGCAAAAAGCCGGCACATTGGTGATTGGTACTCACGTCAAGTTTACTAGCAGTCGTAGCGGCTCCGCAGTATACGGTGTTGTGGACAAAGTGAACCGCAAATATATTCATGTTCGCGAAACCAATATGGGTCGATTGACTGCTGGTGTGTGGCGTGTACCTGCCAACATGCTGGAAGCGGCCTAAATGAAAAAAGAATGGAAGCTGGAACTCAGCAAAGCAGAACAAATGAAGTTTATTGCTGGCGTGAGAAAACTCCAAGAAGAAATGATCGAGCTGTTGGTTTCAAGTGAAGAACACAACGGCTTTCCTAAAGCAACCAAATTGATTGAACATATTCAGCAACTGGGAAAATAGTATGACAAAAGATACAGCGTTCCGTATATGGCTAATGAAAATTTGGACAGACAATCGAGACGAACGTCAGGAGTTCAAAGAACCAGTTATTGCACTAGACGAATACGTCAACCGATACAAATACTGGCTCAAACGAGAATTCCGATACCAACAGCGCATTAGTAAATAGTATGAACACAATAGATTTCAGCACAGACAAATTCAAAGGGATCAAGTTGGCAGCAGATTGGATTCGTGATCTTGAATCAAGCGACAGCAGGCTGCACAAAGAGTCTGTGGTTGAAAAAGCCTACATGGCTTCTCAACTCGGCAGTGCCAGCGCCCAGTGTTTTTTGTTCAACTGCTATCAAGCATACAATCCTTACTATGTTTTTGGTGTCAAGCAAGTGCCAGAAACAGACGGACTTGAGTTTCGAGCTAACCCTTGGCCCAAGTTTTGGGCACTGTGCGAAGCACTTCGTACTCGTAGTATATCGGGACATGCCGCACGGGACCGTATACTTGAAGTTGCCAACGAGTTTGACAGTGAAGAATGGAACAACCTTTGCCGTCGTGTGTTGATCAAAGACTTGCGATGTGGCATCAGTGAAAAAACCTTGAACAAAGTACTGGGCAAAACAGAATGGAAAATCCCTGTGTTTGCTTGTCAGCTTGCTACCGACAGCGAAAAGCATGTGGGCAAACTCAAGGGCCCTATGCGTATCGAAAAGAAACTTGATGGTGTCCGAGTGTTGGCAATCGTGTCACCTGGCGGCGCTGTGCTGTATAGTCGCAATGGCAAAGAGTTCAACAACTTTCCCGAAATAGCAGACGCAATATACAAAGCTCGCAGTCTCTTTATGTTTCATTCAAATAAATCTTTTGTGTTGGATGGCGAGATCATGGGCGAAAGTTTTCAAGCACTGATGAAGCAAGCACAACGTAAAAGCGATGTCAAAACAAAAGACATGGTGTATAATATTTTTGATATTGTACCATTGGATGACTTTGAGCGCGGCCACTGGAATAAACCGTTAAATAAACGCATTGAGCTGTTGGCGTTGGCCAGTGAAAAACTAATAGGAATTCCAAATTTAAAAATTACCTCAGGCATTGAAGTTGATCTAGACACAGCCGAAGGGCACGATACAATGCGCCGATATGCCAATGATGCTGTGGCTGAAGGTTTTGAAGGCATTATGATCAAAGCAATGCCTGCACCTTATGAATGCAAGCGTAGCAGTTTTTGGATGAAATGGAAACCAGTTATCACAGTAGATTTAACTATTGTTGGTTTTGAAGAAGGAACTGGTCGCAATGCAGGGCGGTTGGGTGCTATAATATGTGAAGGAGAAGACGATGGACGTAAAATACGTGTTAATGTTGGCAGCGGTTTGTCTGATAGCAATCGCGATGAGTATTGGGTCAACCGGGATAGCCTATCTGGTAACTTGGTCGAAGTTGAAGCTGATGCAGTTACTCAAAATCAAGACGGATCATACAGTTTGAGATTCCCGAGATTTGTTCGCTTTAGAAGTTTTGAAGCGGGAGAAAAGATATGATTATTATTGCAGGTGATAGTTGGGGAGTTGGTGAGTGGTCACTTGACTATATTAATACACACACCGGACTACAACAATACTTAGAAGACGATGGACACACAGTACTTAATGTAAGTGTTGGTGGTTCTTCGTTGTTCGGTGCCTGCAATGCATTAAGTTGTTGTTTGTATATCTTAAAAGCACTTAAATTAGATCATAACATTACCAATGTGTTTTTATTTCAAACAGAATGGCATAGAGAAGCAAATCTAGACATTACAAAAGATACAGAATTCAATATCGAATACATACATCGTTCACTGTCATGGCATTACAATAGATTTTCCGAAATCGCTCAAAAATACAATATAACTATTGGATTAATCGGCGGAGCCGGTGATGTAATTTGGCTTGATAGATTTGCTAACGAATACCCAGGACTTTATATAGCTTGTCAAAGTATGATCAATTTGTGTATAAATGATAATCATAGAATAGCTAACCCGTTGTATAGTCTGATCTATCCAGCAAAATTGATAGAAACGCTCAATAATATAAGTTTAAAAAATAAACAATTTTTGATAGATCAAATGGAATTAACTCAAAATCGCAGAAAAGAAATGAAACAGTTGCTTTACTATTTTGGTCCAGATTCTATCCATGCTAATCGTAACGGACACAAAAAATTATATAATTTTTTGAAAGAGCAACAAATTTTAACATGATAAAAAGCGTAAGGACAGATTACTATTTGAATTTTATCAAGGACGACCCCGTTCGTCCTCACTTGCCTACCTTTTGGCGTGTTGAACCCAATCGAGAAGTGTATGTTATTGAGGACGACACCACAAACGATTTAAACGCAATGATATGCGTGGCCTACTGTGATCAAGTGCCAGTAGACGAAGGAGAATTAGAAAAGTTCTCCACTCCAGCTGAAGAAAACGCACCCGAAGGGCACATCGCAGTGTTTTACACTGTGTGGAGTTACAAGCCCGGGGCAGGACGAGACCTTGTGTTGGGTGTTGCTGACTTGATCAGACGTACCAAACCACATGTGACACGATTTGTTACATTAAGCCCAATGACTGATATGGCTCGCCGATTCCATCTTAGAAACGGCGCTTCGGTATTGCAAGTCAATTCTACATCGGTCAATTACGAATACCGGTTCGAAGATTAACTACTAACTTTGGCACAGTTATTACCGATAAATATTATATTATGTTCTTAAGTTTACTCACATTATTTGTGGCATTGAGCCTATCGGTTATTGCGGCATATTATTCAATT